AGACCTTAAACGGTTCGACCTCGACGCTCTTGATCGTGAACTACTACAAGGTGGCCTTAAACCTATTGATGCCGCAATCGAAATGGCTTACGAGTTCTTAAAGCCCTATGCCCACTTGATAGAGTTTATAGGCATCGGTAACCACGAAGCCCACGTCTCCAAGAGGCATCATATAGACGTGATGTCTATCTTGCTTTACCGTCTGAATCAACTCCCAAACGTAGAGATTAAGGCGGGCGGTTGGTGCGGGTATTGGAACGTGACTCTCAAGAGGCAAACCCGCTTAACGAACTTCTTGATGTATCGGCACCACGGAGCGGGCGGGGCGGCTCCCGTGACCAAGGGCATCATTGACTTTCAACGTATGTTAGCGTGGCAAGGAGACGTAGACGCACTTTGGATTGGTCACAAGCATAATAAATTCGTTGACCTCGCAACCAAGATGGAATACCGCACCAAGAGAAACGAGGCGAGAACCAAGCAAGTAACGTGCATTATGACTGGCTCATACCTTAGCACCTACGGAACAGAGGCGGGAACCAATCCGAGTTATGCTCAAGCGTGGAATCTTGCCCCTCAACAGTTTGGAGGGGTTATACTTGAATTGTCACAGAGAGAGTTTTATGTCGGCAAAGAGCAGACAGTAACCGTACAATGTACGGCTATCTTGTAAGGGAACCTAACAATGAATGAACTAGTAAAGAAAATAATTGCCGGGGCTTTGTCCGGCTTTGTATCGGCGTTTCTCGTTGACCTCAACGCATGGAAAAGCAACGAGGCGATGGAGCACTTCAACTATGCCTTAGCTATCAAAAGATGGTTAGCGGGTGCGGTGAGCGGAGCCTTGACGGGGCTTGGGTTCGGTCAACTATGAACGCCAACTTCCGCATCGGCTTTAACCTTGGCGGTCTACTCAAGAACGTTGGAGTATTCGTGGTAAAGGTATCTCAAGAGGACGGAGAGCGGATTATCATGGTCTGCGACCAGCTCAGATTGGCTCTGATTCTGGCGGGGCAAGGGGTTCTGGCCGACCGTTTGATTGCCGAGTTTAGAAAATAGTAGGCGGGTAAAATCGTCTTAAGTTTATGAGCCAAGAAAACCACGGTGAAAACCACGGTCAAGAAAATGAGATGATTCCTCAGCCTCACGGAGGAGCATTGAGGAACGGTGGAACCAATAGAGGCGGGACGGGCAGACCAAAGAGTGAGATACGCAAGGCTTGTGCTGAGGCTTTCGACAGCCGAATACCTCGGCTCCTACAGATAATGGATGAGGCAAGCACCCCAGCCGAGTACATGAAGGCTCTTGACCTTTTAGGAAAGTATGGAGGACTCCAACAAATTGACGCAACCAGCGGAGACAACCCACTCCAAGGGCTTACCGAATCCGAGCGAATTGAGAGAATTGCTTCGCTCATTAACCTTGCAAGAGCAAGAGGAACTGTTGAGCCACCTCCAAGCAATGCCCTTGACGTTCAGCCAATGGTATCAGACTCAGAAGCCGAAGCACTATAGTTACCCAAGGCACGTTGAGTACTTGTGCGAGATCGTAGACAAAACCATAAAAGGCGAGTACCAGAACGTAGCTATCTCCCTTCCACCGGGTCATGGTAAGAGCCAGACCATTACCACGAGGCTTCCTATTTATTGGGGCATGAGGAACCCACAAGATGCGATTGTGTTCACGGGCTACTCTCAAGACTTCGCCGACCGTAACCTCTCAAGACCCGCTAGAGAGCTTGCCAAGGAGCTTAACATTCTTGACGAGTCCTCTAATGCGATGAGCGAGTGGAGGTTGACCAACGGTGCGAGATTGGTTGCTCGAGGAGTGGGTTCAGCTCCAACGGGTATTAACCCCATCTCTCTCTTAGTTTGCGATGACCCCATCAAAGACCGTATGCAAGCCGAGAGCGAGACAGAGAGGAATAATATCTGGGACTGGTGGACTGGAAGCGTGGTACAACGCTTCTTCCCTCGAACGAAGGCGTTTGTGATTGCTACCCGCTGGCATCATGATGACTTGATTGGACGGCTCAAGGCTCAAGGTGATGATAGCTGGACGTTTATTAACCTTCCCGCCATTGCAGAAGAGAATGACCCGCTTGGAAGGGCTGAGGGCGAGGCGTTGTGGCCGGAGGTAAAGCCGTTAAACTTTCTTGAGGCCGTCAGAAGGCAGATGGGAGAATACAACTTTCAAGCCCTCTTCCAAGGTAACCCAAGCCTTCGAGACGGTGCAATATTCAAGGTAGACAAGGCGAGCTTCATAGATGAGCGGGAACTACCGCCGATGGTTGAGCGGGTGAGGAAGTGGGACGTGGCAGCGAGTAGCGGAAAGGGTGACTATACGGCGGGTGTACTGGTAGGCAAGGATGCCAACGGGCGGTATTATGTCCTCGACGTTCAACGCTTTCAAGAAGGAACCGATGCGAGAAATCAACGGATGTTAGCCACCGCAAGACAAGACGGGGTATCGGTTCGGGTGGTGGTTCCCGAAGATCCCGGCTCGGCGGGTAAAGACCAAGCCCTCGCTTACCTTCGGCTCTTGAGTGGCTACAATGCCAAAGCGGTAAGGGAGACGGGGAGTAAGGAGACCAGAGCGGACGGTATTGCATCACAATTCAACGGTGGTAACGTCTCTCTTATTAGGGCTAACTGGAACACCGCCTTTATAGAAGAGCTTAGGCAATTCCCCACGGGCAAGCATGATGACCAAGTGGACGCTTTAGCGGGAGCCTTTAATGAATTGGTGAGTAGCAATAATGTTTGGAATTGGTAACGCATGAAGATTTTTGGACTAGAAATTAGAGCAGTCGGGCGGGAGCCTCGGAACCGAGACCAACAATTTACGGGGCTACCCTTTGTCGGTGGAACCTCGACAATGGGTGGCTACCTCCGATACGGGGCAACTGACCGCAACTGGCGAACCGAAGCGGGACAAATTGAAAGCAATTCCACGGTAGCTATCGGACTTGGTAAGATTGCTCAGAAGGTGGCTCAAGCCAAACTCACCGTTAAAACAATAAACCCAGACGGAAGTTACTACTACAAGCCAGACCCACGTTTATTCTCTTTTACAGCTCCGATGCCGGGGCTCGATGAGGCAACCATACTTAAAGCGATTGCTTGCCCTCTCAAAGTGTACGGCAATGCCTACCTTCTCAAGAGACGAAGTAAGACGGGGTTCTTGATTGGCTTGGCTCCGCTCATGCCTTGGCAAGTCGTGCCGAAGTCAGATATTCACGTTGACGGTACACCAAACAACGGCAATGAGCTTATCACCCGATACCAGATAACCCCTTACGGAGGCGGTGCGATGTTCTACGCCGCTCCTTCTGAGATTATCCATTTTAGAGACGGCATGGTAGACGTGGCAAACCCAGCCCTTGGGATGTCCCCATTGATGGCCGCCCTTCGCCAAGTGGTCACCGATAACGAGGCGAGCAACTACGCCGCTACCTTGATGACCAATATGGGTATCCCCGGCGTTATCTTCTCGCCGAAAGACCCTAATGCAATGGAGCCAACGCAAGAACAGCGGAAGTCTATGCGTGATCGTTGGCAGAGCTTCAGCCGTGACCGAAGAGGGCAAGCAATGGATTTGCCCGGAGCGTTCGAGATTACACGGGTTGCAATGTCACCAACCGACATCAAAGCCATTGAGCAAAAGGTGCATACAATGACCGAGCTTCTTGCCTCGCTCGGCGTTGACCCGATGATTGTTGGACTTCCGAGCGATTCCAAGACATATAACAACATCTCAGAAGCCAGAGAGATATTTATTGAGGACACAATTTTATCCTTGCTCTCCGTCATCTCGGCGACCCTTGACAAGGCGTTTGCCGATGAGGGGCTAGGGCTTAAACCGAATGAGTTTCTCGCCTTCGACCCAAGCGTTTACCGTGAGCTCGATGAGGACATCACCGCCAAGTACACAAGGGCAGAATTGGCGTTCAAGGCTGGAGCCTCTACAAGAGGTGAGTTCAGAAAGGCTCTCGGATTCCAAGAAGACTTAGCAGACCCTCGAACGTGGTTCGATATGAACGCACTAGCCTCACCGCTCCCAGCCTCACCCACTAGCAAGCGATACGATAAAGCCCAGTTAAGAAGGCTCGAAGACATCCAACTCGAAAGCTAATGCCTTGTAACCATATCACCGAAAGCACCGCAAGAAAGCTCACCTTCATTCCCAAGGTGGTAGAAATTCGTGCAATGCCGGCCGCCTTTGAGAAGCCGGGTCGGAGCTATCAAAAGTGGTATGAGGATATGCTTAACTTCAACTGGAACACCGCTAAGAACGCAAGCAATCGATTGGTAAACGGTGGCAACGTTGAGGCATGGGCAGATAACTTCTTTGATGCAATCCTACAAGCCAACGCCAACTCTCATTGGATTGGGCGGGACTTGGTAAGCCTTGACCCGACAACCTTTGAGGAGTTGGACATTCTAGCCGCCAGAGCGATTGCAGACGATGACGCCGAATACCTTCAAGGGTTTATCGATGACATCCTCGACGGTAGATACACGGATGAGGACGGCGAGTTAATGCTTGACCAAATCTTGAACCGCCAGAAGTTGTATATGGGCAAGGCGAGGGGCATAAGTGCTCAAGCCTCGGTAGACAATCTTGATCTCGAAACAGAAATAACTTGGGTGCTTGGAGGAACTGAGAAGCATTGCTCAGATTGTCCACGGTTGGCAAGCATCTCCCCGTACTTCAAGGATGACCTCTTTACAACACCGGGAGCTTGTGACACCCCTTGCCTTGGTAACTGTAAGTGCCACTTGGAATTCGAGATAGGCGGTAAGAAGGTGCAGACAATAAAACCCGTAACATTGGAGAATGATTGATGGCAGATAATATAATGGTTCCACCCGTAGGAGTGCAAAGAGCGTGTAAGCGTGGGCTTCAGATGTTTGAGGAAGGTAAGGGCGGGGATGGTTTAGAGCCAGCCACAATCAAAGAAGCCCGCTCGATGGCACGAGGTGAGGAGCAATCCGAGGCAAAGATACGCAAGGGTAACCGATGGTGGGCAAGAAATGCCCGCTTCTTGGATGAGCCGGATGACAGCCCCGCAATGGTGGCCGCCCTTCTTTGGGGAGGCGAGCCGGGTATGCGATGGTTCAAAAGGGCGTACGAATCCGTCATAAAAGAAGAGAAGTCTTTACAAATGAATTTCAATACAAGACAAGAAAGACAATTTGAACTCCGCATGGAAGGGGCAGAAGCTTCTAACGGTGGACTCAAGGGCATGGCACTTAAGTACGGGGAACTTGATTCTTATTGTTCCGTATTCGCTCCCGGCTCAGCTACCGCCGCCCTTCCCGACTTCGTAGCGAACGGTTCCTTCCTTGAATCTCATGATGCCGACGATCTCGCTATTGGCTATATCAAGTCCGCAACGGATAACGGCGTTGGCGTTGAGGTTGAGGTGGAATATCATAGCACCGCAGACGCTAAAGACGCCCGAACCGTGGCTCTTGAAAGGTTAGCCGCTGGTAAGAAAGTGGGTCTCTCAATCGGCTTTACGATTGGCGACTACCTTGAGTTCGAGAACGGGGAAGAGATGCTCCGAATGGTTGACACCTTGGGCATGGACAAGAACCTATTTAATGTTGAGTCCATCCGAAAGTGTAACCGTGAGTGTTATCTTATCATGAGGCTTGCGAAAATCTACGAGGTCTCACAAGTCAACTTCCCGGCGGTTCCAGAATCGGAAGCCTCGGAAGTGCGTAACAGTTTGAAGGGTGCTCATGCTGGCTCTTCCTTCGCAGACGAACTTTGTACGGTTCTTGATGCCGTCGAAGGGGTAACAACCAGAGCCAACGAGGTACTCGTACTTCGAGAAGCTCAAGACAAGACACTTGGCAAATCGACCCTTGAGCGGTTGGAAGCAATTCGGAGCAATCTGGACGAGCTACTGACCCGAGCAAATGAGCCAACGGTTCAAGAGCTTCAAGCGGTGAAGTTTGCCCAGTTGGAGAAATTACTAAAATGAAATCTAACCAAGAACTCAACCAACAGTTGAGCGAAGCGGTGGCTTTTGTTGATGCGACTCGAAGCGAATATGCTGGCAAGAAAGTTATGCCCGCTGACGTGGAAGCCCGCTTTGACAAGGCAGTTGCCGATATGCTCGACGCAAAAAAGGAGCTTGAACTACGCTCCCAAATCGACAACGCACGATCCTTCCAAATGGCAGAAGGTAACAACCCTTCCATCATGGGTGGAGTGGCACAAGACAGCAAGCAAGAAGACGCACTTGTTCGAGCATGGAGAGGTTACCTTCGAGGTGACAACAGCCAACTCGCACAAATCCGGGCGGCTCAGCAAGTCAACCCTAATACAGCGGGTGGCTTCCTTGTTCCTAACGCGATTGCTCAAGAGATTATCAAGCCGGTTGACAACCCAATCTTCATGCGACAAATCTCTAATGTTCAGCAAATCAATGCGAACGTTGCGATTCCTCGGCAAAATACCCGTCTTACCGCTTACTGGCAAGGCGAGACAGAAACCGCTCTTACCTCTTCGGTGCAAGTGGGTCAACGAGATTTCAAGCCTCACCGGGTAACGGTGCGAACTTCGGCTTCTCGATTGCTTATCGACCAGTCGGTTATCAATGTTGAGCAATGGCTTGGCGGCGAACTTGACTACGCTTCAAGGCTCAAGGAAGAAGATGCGGCGATGCAAGGTAACGGTGTAGGCCAGTGGCTTGGTATCTTTACAGCATCCGCTGACGGTATCCCAACTTCAAGAGACGTTCCAACCGTTGGAGCGGCGATTGCGGCTGATGACATCATCTCAACCTTGATGAATGTTAAAGCAACCGTTCGAGACCGAGGTAGCTGGGTTGGCTCTCGCCAATTCGTTACCGCCGTTATGAAGCTCAAGGACTCCGCAAACCAGTACATCTTCACAGAAAGTGCTGGCATCGGTAACGTGCTTGCAGTAGGTACTCCAATGTTCCTCAAGGGGCGACCTTTGTACGAATCGGAAAGTGCTCCAACGACTCTCGCTGCTGGCACCTACGCCGCAGTCTTCGGAGACTTCAACTTCTACCGCATCTACGACTTCTTGAACCTCTCGGTACAAGTGCTCGACCAAGACCCATACGCCAGCAACGGCGAATACGGTTACGTCATGCACAAGTTCAGCGACGGTGCTCCAGTCCTCGACGAGGCGTTCAGCCGACTCCAAGTGAAACCATGATGGCTACATTTAATGAATTCCAAATCGTTACCGTCTTCCCAGATGCCACCGCCGCAACCACTAAAGGGCTTGCCGCTGGTACTACTGACGTTAACTCTTCGACAATCGACTGCTTGGGTTGCTATGCTCTCAACGTGGTTATCGACCTTGGAGCGGTTACTGCTACTGGCGTTGGAACCTTCCAGCTTCAGCGAAGCGACAATAACTCTTCGTGGGCAAACATCACCGGGGCGTCTTACGCTTGGACAGATGCAGATACCAACAAGACGGTCACCATTGCTCTCTCTGAGTTGACAAATCGGTACATCCGAATTGTTACCGACCGAGGAACCGCCAACACCGTTATCAGCGGTATCAAGGCGTACATCGCTCCACGAGCAGTTGCGGTTACTCAAGCGACCGGAGCCAACCAGAACGCCGCTCAACCAGTAGTGGTTGCTGGCTCCTACCTCTAAACACGAATGGCATATATCACCACCACCGACTTAAACTCATACCTTGTGGCAAAGGGCTTTGTAGATGACGATCTCGAATCGGCAGACCTTACACGGCTTTTGAATACAGCTATCGGGGAATGGGAAAAGTTGGTGGGGGTGACGCCATTCCAAGCCGTCTCAAGCATTAAAACCTTTGATGTTCGAGACATCCAAGCGGATAGGCGGGGTTACATTCTTGACCTCGCCGTTCCCTTGTCAGCCGCTCCAACCTTAGTTAAGAGTGGCGTGGAGACGGGCAACGTTGGGCAGACGATGAACCAGTACGATGACTGGCTCCTACCCGACTATTCAGCCCCGTACAACCAACTTATTTTCAGAACCAAGCCATCCTTTCGACTTGAGATAACCGCCCCGTGGGGTTACATGGCTTCTGGCTCTATTGGTGATCCAATCAATGACGCCATTCTATACCTCGTATGTGCGAGAGTCATGGAAGAGAATGACGGTAAGCAAGGGCGGGTCTCACGTCTCAAAACGGGTCTTGTTGAAATGTCCATGCCCGATGATTCAAGCGAAATCTTCCGCAAGAGGGCTAGAGACATTGCCAAGGGCTATAGGCTTTCATGAGCGTACCTTTCAAACCTCATACCTTCCGCATCTTCCTCCAAGAGGCTCGTATTGTTGCCAACCAAGTTATCCAAGGCTACGACCCTTTGGAACCGGGACAATCGGTGCGGGGATGTGCTCAACACCTCTCACCGTCTGCTTCTTATGATGCCTTTGCAAGAGAAGTTAACAACGGCTTTGCCTTCTACCTTGACCCGACCGATATGAATAAAAGCGTTACTCAAGTCGGCGGGACGATTGAGTATAACGGCGACCTTTACGCCATTGAGAAAGTTCAGATCAACGAGCAAGGAATTGCCACCGACCATATAGCGGTGT